GACCTCCTCACTGACAGCAACTTCAACCGTGCTACGGAAAGCGGTGACGAGGTTGTTCGCAGTGGTGAGGTTGGCCGTATCGCTGGTATGCCTGTTGTCATCGACTCGACGCAGGACATCGCTGGTGGCCACGGGGCGTTCGCTATCGACACGACCCGCTACGGTTACGAGCTTACCCGTACCCCGATGTCTACTCGGGAATACGAGGAGCCTGAGCGTCAGGCTGACGTGATTCAGGCGTTCACCCGCAAGGCGTGGACTGTCATCTTCTCCGATGCGGCGGCGGAGATTGACGGATAAGTAGACTTCAATACTTTACAATACTGCTCGGCGCTCTTAAACTTACCGGACATAAATGGCCTACTCAAGCAAATACGTTGACCTGACTGAAATTCCAGTCCAAATCCCTGACGACTACTCCGACAAGGAGAAGGGAGATGCACTGGAGTTTGCAGAGTCATCTATCGAGCTTGAGCTAAACGAAGGTCAAGCACTCGAACAATCGACGCTTGATGGGCCTGCCGGATTCGCCATCCGCTCTGCCGTAAAGCAGAAGGCTACGTGTGAGTTGGCGAAGGGCGCAGAGCATCCTGACGATACAGCACTAACTGACTTGTCTGATACGGGCGCAGATAAAGCCGACTATGCGGCAGAGGCTTTCTGTGACCGATACAACGAGTTGGTGGACAAGATTCAAGACAGCGGCGTCCTCGGTGATGATGCGAGTGGTAGCACATCTCCGTATGTTTACACGACCAGTGACCCGACTCCGAATGATAACTATTGGGAGTTCCCGGTGGACGACGACGATTACAACCCTTACGACTAATGGTAGACATCGATAACGCCGAGATTAAGCAGGCACAGGCAAGCGTTCTTGCCCTTGGTGCCAACCTTGAGCGAAAAGTCCCAAGTGCTGTCGAGGATGAAGTGGATGCTCTCGTTGACGCAATCGAGATGAAGATTAAGCAGAAGGGGCTGGTAGGCGACCCTAACGATAAGCCTGACCAAGAGCCGCTTGTTGCTTCCTTCCATTCGAGCGCGTCTGGTTCGAGTCAGTGGACTATCTTCTCCACTGCCGAACACGCAATGGCTATCGAGGAAGGTGCGAAACCGCACCGTATCGAGCCAAAGGATGCCGCGCTTCTTGCGTGGGAGCCTGAAAACCCCTCGGCCTATCCGACGAAGGATGAGGCAGAGGGACGGCCTACGACGTGGTACGACCCGGATGATGGGATGGTCTACTCTACTGGAGTGAGCCACCCCGGTAACGATGCGTACCACTACATTGCAGAAGCGCAGGCACAGTGGGCACCGATTGCTCACATCCAAATCGAGCAGTCAGTTCAGCAAGCCATCGTCGAGGCTGGTTTCAAGCCATCCTCCGGTGGCGGTGGACTGGACTCTGACCCCGACTTTATGGGAGGGTGGTCCTGATGGTACGACCACAGGAACTCATCGAGGCAGTGCTGTACACGCTACAGACCTCTGCCGACTTGCCTGACTCTGCTAACTATGTTGGGTACACACCTGACATCAACAGCGAGTCCATCAAGCTCCCACTAATCGAGGTGTCTCCCGGTCCACAAACACACCTGTCAGAGATGAACACGGATTTCGTCGGATTCAAGACCGACGACTCTGGCAGAGAGGTAGGCCGAATCTACGAATCGCTGTACACGCTTCAACTGAACGTTGCGGTGTGGACGGCTCACGGTTCGAGATTTAGCCCTCGTGACATCGCTGACGCAGTTCGTGACGAACTGTATGCTCACGCGACAGCGGGGCCGGACCTACCCTTGAAGAACCCGGATGGTAGTCCTGTAGATGAAGTCTGGCGCTTCGCCTTGCAGGAGGGCGAGCAGACCGATGACCTGACTACCAGCCCGACACTCCGACGATGGCAACAAACTGTTGTCGTCAGCGCGAGCGAACAATACGTCACAGATGAGGAAGACCCTGCGACGGCATTCAATGCCAACATCTCTCAACAGTGACCCTCTCGGCCACCACCCCGGTTTGTGGGGATACGCCGAGCAGTATTGCGGTATTGACAATCAAACAAACAACATAACACAAGTGATATAACAATGGCAACATATGGAAGCTTTCCCGGTGTACGTGTAACGACACAATCGGGTGGTATCAGCTCCATCGCTATCGGTGAGGAGGAGAAGCTCGTAGTCTTCGGTGAGGCTAATTACGACGCCTCGAACAACGTCGAAGGTGACGATACTTCCCTCAGCATCTCGGCCTCTGACCCTGAGCAGATTAATGCTCGACGTGAGGCTGACGCAAAGTTCGGTACGGATTCCGAGCTTGCCGATGGGATGAAGGAAGCTCTCGCAAACGGTGCGAACATCGACTTCCTCTACGGTGTAGCTGTCCCCCGAGTAGACGTTACCGGAGAGTCGTTCAATGGTACGTCTGGTGCAACTGGCACGCTCGATAACGTCGAAGTTCTCGAAGACACTTCGACAATTTCGTTCGATAATGCAATCGATGTCGAGTTCCGGTACGGTGATGGTTCGGGTAATTCCGACCCTGCCGCACCGACAGACGCGGACACTGTTCACATCAACCCGCTGACTGGCGAATACGCTATGACGACGGGTACGGTGAACACTGCTCCGACGACTATCGACTACACGTACTCGGACTACAGTACAGCATTCGGTGCAGAGGCAGTTCGAAACGTCGTAAACGAAGACGAGACTGGAGTGTACGTTGCACTCTCGGACTCCGACTCGGTAGCCTCCTCCCTTCAGGGAGAGGTTTCGACGCTTCGAGACAATTATCAGCTCGTCAACGCAATCAGCGTTGCAGAGCCTAACGCAAACGAAGTACTCGACCCAACGAACACCACTGCGGCAAACGGTGGTGCTGACGCTCGGTACGATACGGCGAACTACGCCAACGCGAACCAGAGCGTGAGCGCAGAGTACTTCTACAAGTTTGCGCCGGGTCGTGAGGAGAACGTCGTTAAGACGATTGCTGGTGGAGTCGGTGGCCTCTTTGCAGGCAACCCGATTTCCGACCCAATCTACAACGACGAGCTTACAGGCTATCAGAGCCTTGAGCAGTCCTTCTCGAAGTCCGACGCCGACAATATGCGAGGAGAGGACATCATCCCTATTCGCAGTGGCGGCGCAATTCGTGTGCAGGGCAACCGTGCCACGAACTACAGCGCGTCCTCCACAGTCGCGGCAGACTTCTGGACTCGTCGCATCACCGACCGTGTAATCCTTATCGGAAAGCAGGTCGGTGACGAAATCATCGGTCGCATCAACGACGAGGATACTCGCTCGCAGGCAGAGCGCCTCATCTCGGCGGAGATGCAACAGCTCGTTGCAGACCGGCTCATCCGAGCTAACACCGACTCTGAGACGAACTGGACTGTCGATGTCTACGAAGACTCGACGAACGATGATGAAGTCAATATCGACATTAGCTTCTCGCCTTACGGCATCGTGAAGCGTGTCGATGAGACGATTACGGTGGACACAAACTAAGGTGAATTAAAATGGTAAATTACAACGAAGGCGGTTCCAACACCCGCCGTAAGGAAGTCGGTGAAAACTGCACGCTGTTCCTTCCAGAAGGGACTGAGGTTGCGGTAAGCAACGTCTCGTTCTCGGAAGAAGCGAACACGTCTGAAGTGCAGTACACTGACTCGTTCGCACAGAGCATCGCCGTCACTGGCGTCACGTACTCTGGCTCGTTCACTATTCCCGGCAACGCGAATATTGAGCGTGACCAAGGCTGGAATCAGGGTAACGGTACTCCCGGTACGACCCTGCCTCAGTACATCAGTACGATGACGATTGTTGACGGAGAGGGACGTTCCTACTCGTTCAGTAACGTTCTCCTCAACAGCCACTCGAAGGACATCCCCTCGGACGACCGTACCGAGCAGTCCTTCGACTTTATGGCTGAGAAGATGACTGTCGGTAGCGCGTAGAGTCGATAGTATTAAGTAAGGGTGTCTGGCTGACACTCTATACGACTCATCTCCCTGCCTCGCCCGAGGCGACACACCACTCTTATCTTTTGGGGAGTCCGAGTCGAGTTAGGCGGAGCCAGTGAAATCCACTGATTAAATTGGAGAAAACTACATAACAATGCAAGAAGAAGAAGCACTTGACTTTTACCAGCGAATCACGGAAGGAAAGAAGCGGCATCAGACAATCAGCCTCACGCACAGTAGCGGCTCTACTCTCGAAGGAGTGCGTATGCACCCCGTCGATAAGAAGACGCTTGCTGGCGTTATCGAGAAGCTCCCTGAGGAGATGTTCGACGCTGTTGAAGAAGCGGAAGACGCCGACGACGCAGAGGAGCAACTTGAAGAACAGGGTGGCTCCCTGAATGCTGTGACTGGCGATACTGTCGATGCGTTCGAGGAGCTTTGCTCCAGTTCGCTCGACCACCCTGAGCTGACGAAGCCGCAGATGGAACACATCGTCTCTGAGCTGAACTTCGAGGTTCTGTTCGAGCTTGGGACGGAAATCATCAATATGTCGTCCGAGGAGACTGGGGCGATTCGCGGTTTTCAGAAACAGGGATAGGACAGTATCTCCTATCCGCAGTTGAGAACGGCGGGTCCAATTTTTCGGTTCGAGACGAGCAAACTGGAGAAATCCGGCAAGCCTACGCCGATGAGTTGACCGACGCTCAACTGAAGTTCCTGTATCACGCGAGACAGGAGCGCGAGCGGATGAAGAAACAAAAGGCAAAGAAAAGCCAACCAAACCCCAAAAGCTTTTAACTCCACCACATAATATATGGCCAACTTCGACCAGAATGTCAACATAACTGTTGACGTAGATGTTAAGACGGGCGACCTCGGCAAAGCCGTCACTCAACTCGGTGAACTTGAGGACAATCTCGACGGCTTAGAGGGCAAGCTCGGAAACCTCGAAGAATCGTTTGATGCTATTGACACACGCTCTATCAACGAGTCTGTCGAGGAAATCGATGACATAGAGATAGAGCCATCTATCGCGGGTTCCCCTGACAAGACGAATAAGGGAATCCTCATTGCGAATACGAATAGCATCATCGAGGAGGTCGAAGATGCGACTCGTGCAATCACGCCGCGTCTTGCCGGAAAACCTAATGTTGCCACCGGCAAGGGCCTACTCACGATTAACTCGAATAAGGCCATCGAGGAAGTCGAGCAATCGCTACAGACGCTCGACATCAAGATTAGTGGTGACGTTAAGTGGGGTAACAATGGTGGCAATTGGGCCGCCGCGAAAGCTTCCTACAATGCGAAGATTGAGTCGTTCGAGAGTACGGCTGACCTTACGCAGATTGAGCCGGAAATCGCTGGTTCCATCAACACAGATTCCCTTAAGGGGCTGGAGGTTCCTGATGGTGTCAGTGAAGACTTAGACGAAATTAACAATCTTCTGACGAGCATTCGTGACGTTAACGAAGCGAATCAGGAGGCACTCGAAACAGCCCAAGACCTGCGCGAAGGGAAGGCCGACTTGCGTGAGGAGCAGAGCAAGCTACAGAAGCAGAGCGACGACACAGGCGATTCCACGCTCGATGAGGCCCAATCCTTTGCTGAGGCGATGGACGGCGCTGACGGGCTTGCTGAGGCGAAGCAGGCGGCCACTCGTTCCAATCGTCTGCTCAATGATGCGAACGAGGATACGACGCTCAGTGCGCTTAAGGAAGTAGACGCACTCGACGACCTCGGAATGACTGCGCAGGAACTCGGGGAAGAACTTGGCGTCTTGTCCGAGATGCAGGACGAGGTTGATAAGGCGAATCGCAAGCTCAGTGATTCGGCTGATGGTACTCGTGGCAGTATCGCGGGTGAGGGTGACGCATTCCAAGACGTTATTGGAAAGGCTGACAACCTCGCTGAAGCGAAGGATGCCGCGAAGAATGCGAACGTCGCACTCTCCAAAAGAAACGAGCAGACGGCAAAGAGCGCCCTTATGGAGAGCCGTGCGCTTGACGGCCTCGGCCTCTCCGCAATCGAGATGGCTGACGTTGCCGAAGACTTGACCGACCAATTCCGCGAGGAGAGCGATTCGGTTCGGGCAAGCTCTGGTGCGCTCCGTAGCCTTCGCCGGAATACTGATAACGCGACTGATTCGATGCGTGCCGCCGCCGAGGTTGGAGACATCTTCGAGGACGGGCTTGGTTCACTCTCCGTTAACCTTGGTGCGTTCACGGTTGCGCTTCGTAACTTCCTCACACAAGTCCCGCTACTCCTGACTGCACTTGGTGCCGCTGGCTCTGCCGCACTGGGAGCCGCCGCTGGCTTCTTGGCACTTGCTGGTGCAATGGGTGCAGTTGTTGGTGCAGGGGCACTCGCCCACGCACAGCAACTAAAGAGCGAGTATGCTGGAATCGAGGAACTCGGTCAGAGTATGCAGGTTATTATGCTCAACCTGCGCGACGTATTCTTCCAAGCGTTAGAGCCATTGACAAATAGCGAGGCGACAATTGGCCTATTCAGTAGTGCTGTGACTGGCCTCGCCCGAGCAGTTAACGTTATCGCCAAGGCGATTGCTGGTCTGACTGAAGGAACTGAACAATTCAACCAACGTATGGAGGCTGGTGCAGAGCCAGTCTATACGGTTCAGGATGCGTTCGAAGACTTCAGTGAGAAGGTCGGCCCCGCCTTCCGTGACCTCGTAGGCTCTATTACGATTGCCTTCGAGGAACTCGGTGAAGAAATGGTCGCCGGTACTGCGAAGGCGACTACCGGATTGGCGAATATGATTGACTTCTCGGTCTGGCTCTTTGACCAGATTGAAGACCTGAGTGGGCTAATTAGCCAGTTCGGTGACACACTCGCAGAACTGTCCATCCTTGGTGCGAGAATTGGTGGCGGTCTTCTCCCTGTCTTCAAGGCGTTCTCTACCGTGATGGAGGAAGTGGCTGGCGCACTCAATGACATTGATAGCGAGACGATGCAGAATGCTATCACATTCCTCATCCTGATGGCCGCCATCAACAAAGTGTCTGGCGTTGCCAGCAGTCTGCTGACTATCCTCCCGAACCTCGTTATCGGGATGGGTAACATCGCTTCATCTGCGAATGGTGCGGCAGGCGCACTTGGTACGATGCGAGCCGCGACAGCCGCCGCTGGTGGACAGTTGGGTGGCTTCCTCGCACAAACGTCGATGCTCGGCGGTATGACGAGCCTCGTCAACGTATTCGGTACAACTGGCGAGCGCCTTCGTAACATCGCCTTCAACTCGACCGCCGCTCGTGCGATGTTCGACGACCTTGCTGACGAGGTTGACAACACCTCCGACGAGCTACGTGAACTTGCCATCGAAGGGATGCTCGCAGAAGAAGTCCTCGAAGACTTGGACGATACTGACGTGGACTTCGACGTTGACGATAGTGGGAAGGTAAGCCCACAACAGTTCCTACCAGACGACCCAATCACTGGTGCGATGTTTGGCGGCGCACTCTTTGGTGGGGCTGACGATGCCGCAGAAGAAGCAGGCGAATCTGTTCAGACGACGCTTGCCGACTCGTTCGATGACGTTGACACGACGCAGACGAGCCTGACGGACTTCGGTGACACGAGCGCACTCGACAAATTGAAGGGTAAGCTCGGTGGAGTGAAGAAGTCCTTTATGGGCGTCCTCGGCTCCATCAAGACTGCGGCCTTCGCATTCGGTGGATTGCTCAAGCGCATCGTCGCAGTACAATTCGCCGCACTCAAGACCGCTGTTGTGATGACAGGTAAGTTCGCCGCCGCGATGGTCAGAACTGCAATCTCTGCATTCAGAGCGGCAGGCGCTATTGCGGCGCAGACGATTATGGTCTATCAGTACACTGGTTCGCTGACGGCGGCGGCCAGTACACTGTGGGGACTCGTTACTGCGCAACTTGCAAGCGCCGCCGCTACTGCAAGAGACGCGGCTATGAAGGCAGTCGGTGCCGCCGCTAACTTCCTGCTAAGTGGTTCCGCCCTGATTGCGACAAGCTCGATGTACGCACTTGCGACATCGATTGCTGTTGCGACAGGTGGTATCTCAATCCTCGTCGGATTGATTGGTGCGCTCGCAGTTGGTATCATTACGAACTTCGGCGCAATTAAGAGTGCCGCCGCAGACTCGTTCGGATTCCTCAAGCAGATTATCGACATCATTGTAGACGTACTACTCACGTACTTCGTCACAGTGTGGAACCTGCTCGTGGACATCTTCCAGAGCGTTGTCCAAGGGCTATCGCCATTGACCAATATGTTTATGAACCTTGCCGAAACGCTTGGACTCGTTGGTGGCAAGGGTGAAGAAGGTGCTGGTATGATGGCGAAGCTCGGTGCCGCTGGTGATATTGTGAAGGGCGTCATCAAAGGACTTGGCACTGTCTTCAGTGCAATCATCGACATTCTCGGTGGAGTCCTTTGGGTTGCGAGTATGCTCATCAGAGTTGCCCTGATGCCACTTGTGTTCACGATTAACCTACTCGTAGCCGCGCTCGACCTCCTCGGAGACTTTTGGGACTTCGTTCTCGAAGACCTCCTTGGTGTCACTGGTGGTGTGAGCGGACTCATCGATATGTTTATGAACCTCATCGACACATTCCTTGAGGGTCTGTCGGTGATTCCGAAGTGGGTCGAACAAATCATCAACTTCGTCATTGGAATCCTCAACGGCTTCCTGAAGGCGATTCCGTTCCTCGACACAATCGAGGAAGTTAACTTCACGAAGGAGTCTGACCTGAAGACTAATCGTGACGAGTTGGCCGCAGACAGTCGGAATATGCGTGAAGGTACTGCCGAGAAGGGTGACAAGACGATTACCTACAACGAGGATAACAGTACGAACATCGACCAGACTGTTAACGCTGACCCCGAAGACCAAGCACAGCTCTCCCGTGTCGTCACTGACGCGATTGCTGAAGCGAACTCGTTCGAGCGGCGGCGTCAAGGAGGACAATAAACTATGGCTGACCCATTTAATCAGACAGGTGCAGACGGTTCGACGGTATCGTTCGATGCCACGCCCGATTCGGTCGAGGCTGGAGAGACTGCTAACTTCCCATTTACAGTACAGGTTGGCGACCCGAACTCTCAGGCAAACGAGCTTGAGGCTGAGGTAAAGGCGTTCCTCTACGTTAACGGGACGAACGATAACTCGATTGTCGCAAGCACGAGTACTGTCGTCTCTGACAACGATACTGTTACTGGTTCTCTCAGCCATCAGTTCCCTCGGAACAGTTCTCGGAATGAGCGAATTGAAGACCAGCGCCGACGCGCCGAGTTCTTCAATAGCGACACCGAGATTACACAGAGTCAGTTCAATAGTTATCCGAGAACTGACGAGCCTATCTGGATTAAGGTTCAGGTTGACTTCTTCGGTCAGGCTGGCTATAATCGCGGGACGACTGACGAGACTGCAAGCACTGCCGGTATTTCGGTAAGTGTTACTCGACCAACAGACGAGGGACAGCTCGAACAGTTCGGTCGAGAGGAGGGCGTTGCTGGACAGAACACGCTCTCCTCCACGTTCGAGAATCGGACGCCATTCTCGATTCAGGCCATTGAGTTCGAGGATGATGCAATCTACGTGAACTCTGTGTTCGCAGATGCAGAGCAGGACGAGCGAGGATACAATATCTCGTTCGAGGATTATCCGAACCCGACTGTCTCTATCGATACGTCTGGCAGATTCGCCAAGCACGATATTATCGGTGGGACGACCGTGAGGCAAAAGATTGGGGAAGACCCTATCAATCTTTCGATTAACGGCGTCTGTAAGCGCAGGACTGCGAACCAGATTGACGCATTGCGCGATGCGAAGAATGGGAAGATTATCTCTGATAGACTGCCCGGTTCCAGTGATGGGCTGAGAGTACAGTTCGGGTCAACATCCACTGAGCCGATGACGGACGGTGGCTCTGCTGACTTGAAGGACGGGCGCTACCTCTACTCGTTCCAGATTAACGCAATCGAGGTTATCCGATAAATGACTGACATCATCGAAGACAACATCGACGTGGACTTGCAAATCGGTACAGCAGGAGATTCGTTCTCTGCTGGCAACAGCGAGCCGGGAGTGAGTACCTTCGATGAGAATGCACTCTTTTGGGACGTTATCGAGATGAAGGTCGAAGTGACACAAGTTGCGATGCCCAACTACGTAAAGGGTAAGGTCACACCTCGACCCGAGGCGACGAGCGAGCTTGTCGATATTCTGAATCCTGACCCCGGTGAGACGGACGCTCCAGACGAGGCTGTCTCTGAGGGTAATCTCCCGAACAACGGTATCTCGAAACTCGTTGGTTCGCGCTTCAGATTAGAAGTGGACAACGACCTCGTGCCAGTACCGAGCGATGACGATTCGACAACTGTTCGTGGCACGACGACCGAGGTGTCGCCCGAGGAAGAAGACAATCTCTTGTTCGACGGGCGGCTTGCAAACATCTCGCCAATCGGGACGAACCTCTACGAAGTGATTGCCTACGACCCCGGACAGCAGGCGTTCAACATCGGAGAAGAATCTGGCTCTATCATCAACCAGAAGCTCGAACTTACTGGTAGTTCTGTGACAGGTATCCGTGAACCGGAGGCCGCCGCAGATAACAACGAGCCGGGAGAACACGAGATTCCTGCAAGTGAGCTTGTACAGTTCATCGTCGATGCGGCAGGCATCGGGCAAAAGTCTGTCATCGACCTAAGCTCTGATTTGACACCGCAACAACAGCGCCTTCGGAGTGAATTGACTGGCTCGAACGAAACCCTTATAAGCTTCAAGAAATCGGTTGTTCCAGTGAAGGACGCGCTGAACAAAGTGCGTGAGGAGACTCGCTCTGAATGGTGGTTCGACAAGGACGGGACGTTCTACTTTGGCGACCCGGCCACGCTCGGTGGAGGCGTGGAAACCTATGAGGTCAGTCTTATCAAGGACACCTCTGCTGGAATCACGACACCGCCGTACCAATCTGTTCGAGTGATTGGCTCTGGTGTTGCGACGACAGAGGGTTGGGCTGGCAATTCGAAGATTCAGGACGACGAGGAGAAAATCGTCCAAGAGGCGAACATTGGCTTCCCCGATTCGGCTGGCTCGCAGGCAGAGGTCGTTATCGAACTCGACCCTGACGAGCTGTTCGAGCCAACGTTCAAGTACATCAACGCAGAGTTATCCACTGACGAGTCGGTGCAGAACACTGTACTAAAGGTTGCTGACGAGTTGATTAAACAGCAGGCTTCCGGTACGGTAACGCTCGTCGGCTTCCCTGAGATTCAGCCATTCGACGGATTGCTGATGCCGAACACTGAGGAGCAACCAATGGGTGGCCAATTGTATGACGTGTACGCTGTCCGTCACAAGATTAATGCGAGTGACGGCTTCGTCACAGAGATTGAAGTCGCTGGTCCGAACCCGCGTCTCCGTGGAGACATCGAGGTTGGTGAGGAGGGCGACCGTAATATCATCGCAACAAGCACTGACCGGGACGTGTACACACCTGACGGTGAGCCGCGAGCCTTTGGTCCGGGTGCTGGCTCTGGCGACGGAGGAGAATAATTATGGTAGACTTTGACAGAACACAGTCTTCGTTCATCGAGAACAAGATTCGTGACAATATCGACGAGCAACGAACCGGCAAAGTGCTGACAGTGTACGAACACCTCGAAGCAGACGATAACTCGAACTTCGAGGCAGACGTGAGCATCGACGGCGGGACGAGGCTCGAACGTGTCGCGCCAATGACGCACTCTGGCTCTGACAAGATTGACGTACCAAAGGTTGGCGATACGGTGACTGTCGGCTTCCGTGCAGGAGAGTCTGCCGAGCCTATCATTATGGGATACGCTTATACTGTCAGTGACAGGCCGCCTGTCGGCAAAGCCGGGATGACTCGGAATGAGTTCAAGTCTGGTGACAGTCCCGCTGGCTCTGGTAACATCTATACCACAGGCTACACGAAGTACGATAAGGACCCGGCTGACGTGAGTAAGGGCGACCTCACGCCAGAGGAAGTATTCGTCCAAGTTGCGAAACGCGCTGGCGACGTTCCTGACCCAAGCGACGAAGGCGCTCTCCCGGCCAAGATTGAGTTCTACGACGCTCCGGCGACAGACGAGGCCCATATCACTGTTGAGTTGAACAAACGCGACAGCGCCGATTCTGACGCCTCTTGGGGAATGCGCTTCGACCTCAAGACCGGAGAAGTGAAACTCGTTGACCCGAGTGGATATGGCTTCGTGTCAGACGGAGACGGTAATTGGACGTGGGAGTACGAGTCGAAGACAGAGAATCAAGTAAGCGGAGGCGGTTCGCTTTCGCTGTAACCGAAAGCTTTATATACTACAATGCACAACATTAGTACAGACTTGGTGGCGGTGGTTGAATAATGCCCGAGGAAAATCTTGGGTCAGGATTATACTTAGACCAGACGTTGGACTTCGACCCTTCAACGACTGGCGACCTTCGGACAGTCGATGGTTCCGAAGAATTGCAAAAGGACCTTGCGTTCCAACTTCTTATCATCCTTAGCGACTATATCGGACCACCGCTCACACCCGGCACTCGTGCAGAGATTAAGAGCTTGACGGTCGATACCATCGAGTCTGATAGCAGAGTCGAATCACTCGACCGAGGCTCGATGCAAGTCTCGAAACCTAACCCCGAATCTATTCGGATTCAAGTACTTGTTATCGCTGAAGGCGACGAACAAGAACTGGTGTTTAATCTATAATGACGGACCTACAAACAAGAGAGCGAATCTATGAATCTCTCCGTAGTAACCTCACTGGTCGGATTACGAAGCTCACAAACTTCACCGACCGCTCCTTCAACTACGTCTGGACACAGGCGTTTAGCGAGGAGATTCGTGAACTACAGGAGTTCGCAGTTGTATCGGAGATGGCTGGCTTCATCGACTACGCAGGTGGGCCAATTGACGAGGACGACCTCGAAGAACTTGGCTACGAAGACCTGATTACAGCGGAGCGAGTCAATGAGCTGATGGAGGAAGACTACCTCGACGAATACGTGAAGATTGTCGGGGTTCAGCGAAACGAAGGTTCTCCTGCGAGCGGGACGGTTACGTTCACGACGCAGAGCGCGGAGACGACAATTCCATCAGGCACACGAGTGACAACAGCGCCACAGGCTGATGGAACTACTATCGACTTCCTCACCACAGAGACAGCCTCCACTGGCTCCAGCGTGACGAGCGTGAGCGATGTACCAATCGAATCGGTCGATTCAGGAGCAGACTTCAACGTTCCGGCGAACACTATCGTTCGTATCAGTAACCCGCCTGTCGGTGTTACTGGTGTCACGAATCCTGAGTCCACGACTGGTGGCGAGGACCGAGAATCGAACGAGGAGCTTCGCGCTCGGGCAAAGAGCGCAGTTGGTGGAGCGAGCGAAGGTGGTACTGTTGAAGGTATCAAAGCCTACATTCGGAACAACGTTGACGGTATCCAGCAAGGAGACATCATCGTTGACGAGTTCACTGACGAACAGCCACCCTTCGTTGACGTGATTGTTGACGGTGGCCTCGACACAGAGGTTGACGATGCTATCGAGTTCTCGCGCCCTGCCGGAATCAGACACAATCTCGTCCGACCGCAGGTTGTGCAGATTGGCGCATTCGTTGACCTGTTCGGTACTGACATCGACGCCACGACTGTCGATAACACGATGACGAACTTCTTGCTCGAACTCGGTATCGGTGAGGAGTTCTATCAGGACCAGTTCATTCAGGCGATTATGCAGGCTGACGATGACATCATCAATATCGACTTCCTCGACACGACAATCGAACGTGTCACGAACGAGACGTTCGAGTATGTGACGGACATCGGTACGGCAATCGCTGACGACGGTGGCTCTCTGACGAATGAGACGACCGAGGCAAATAATGCAGAAGCGGACGATATGACTCTGCTACCAGCCGCGCCTGCTGTGGGTGATGCGTACTACTTCGGTGAGGAGACAATCTTCTCCGAGATTGACCTGAACGTCAGCACTGCTGGTGCTGGTACGTGGGACATCGTATGGGAATACTACGATGGCTCGTCGTGGGTTGCCCTGAGCAATGTCACTGATGGGACAACTGATTTCCAGACTGCTGGTGTCAATACTGTCGAGTGGGATATTCCGAGCGACTGGACCTCGACCAACGTGAACAACACCGAGGGCCAGTACTTCGTTCGAGCGCGACTCGACACCTTTACGTCGATTAGCACACAGCCACTCGGCCAAGAGGTTGACGTGTCTGGCGCTGGCTTCACGCTCGACTACACCTACGAACACCTGAATGGCTCTATCACAGTAGAAGACCAGTCCGGTGATTCGTACACGGAGAACACGGACTTCGTGGTAGTCGATAACTCTGGCGACAGTTGGCCGGAGACGCTCGTGTGGGACGGTGGCGGAACCCCTGACGAGAGCGAGAACTTCTTCGTTGACTACGACGTGACTGTCGATGGTGAGACGAAGAACGGCGACAAGCACGACGCCAACCTCATCCGAGACGAGAAGTTCACGTTCAACGAGGGGCAGGAAGATACTCGGACGTACAACAATACACAGCAGGTGTACGAGATGGACTTCGTTCCATTCGAGAGTACTGTGTCTGTCGTTGACGAGAATACCACGACCTTCACTGAGGATACGGACTGGCAACTCACTGCACCGCAGGACTACGCCACGACTGACACAATCGAGTACGTAACTGGCACAACAGATTACGCACTCTCTACTGACATCGAAATCGACTTCGTTGCAATCCACGACGAGAACAACAACATCTACGTCCGAGGGACGGACTACACGACTGTTGACAGCGACGGAGACGGCTTCGATGATACGATTAGTTGGGACACGAATAATAGCGTGCCTGCCGACCAGACGAACTTCACAGTCGTCTACGACGCTTACCCAAGAGGTATCCGTTGGGATACGAACAACAGCACTCCTCCGCAGGACGATGACTTTACCATCACCTACGACCAAGTGATGTACGAGACTCAGCAGGAGATTATCGAGACACCTGCTGGTGAGATTCGTGACGCTTCCGGCGACCTCTACAACGAGGATACGGAATACATCTTGGTCGATGGCACACGAGACGGGGAAGACGATGCCGTCTATTGGACGACCAATCCGGCCACACTCGGTGCAGGTGAGGAGTTCTTCGTCACCTATCTCACAGAGGGCGACCTTATCTTTGGCGACAGGGAGAAGGGCGACCCCGGAACTATCACAGTAGAGACAAGCACGGATACATAGATAAATGCCTGACTTAGTTAACAGACCTGAACTGCCGGAAATATTCCCGCAGGATGAGGTCACGGTCGAAGGAGAGGAACACACTTTCAAAGTGTCGGAACTCGATACTGGGACGCAAGCGCAGTACGAGTACACGCTCGACAAAGCGCCAATCGAGGAGATTCAGTCAGTTCAGGGTGTTGACCAAGATGGCAACTCTCGAACATTCAGCAATGGTGTTGACTATGAACTGACAGCAAAGTCCGAGACTGTCATCAGTGACTTCGATTTCGATGAGGATGAAGACGAGTACCTGCTCCGATACCCGGTTGATACTGGGACAGATAGCGTCACCGACGATTCGGGCGACTCCTTCACTCGTGGAACGGACTACGCTATCCTCGATAGTGAAGACCACTACGGCGATATGCTCGTCTGGCTCGATGGTGGGGATACGCCACAGGATAACGAGACGTTCACCGCTATCTACGAGGTGACGTTCCCGTCCTCTGTCCTCCAGTGGCAGACTGATGGAGAGAATCTACCACAGGCCAACTCTCTGTTCTACGTCACGTATCGCGCTGACTCGATTATCAGCCGCTACCTCGACGCACACGAAGACGAGTTGGACGACGTGGAGGACGCCTTGCAGGAGGTCATCAACAACAAGTTCGTAGACTCTGCCTCTGGTGATGGGCTTGACGAGCTTGGAAAATTGTTCGGGCCGACTATCGGGAAACGGCGCGGGCGCAGTGATGCGCAGTATCGTATCTACCTCAAGTCCGTTGTACAATCCTTCGTCTCCCGAGGGACTGTCAATGGTATCAAGCTTGCTATCTCTGCGGCGACAGAGGTTCCACTCGAAGACATCGTTATCAATGAAGACTTCGAGCAAGTACAGTACGAGGTGCAGGTGCAAGCCGCCACCCCTGTGACGGTCGAACTCCTCGAAGAAGTCGCGGAGATTGCTGACCCGAGCGGTGTTGACCAAGTTCGGACGAGGTTCATTACTGACCCAAGCTATCTGTTACGGAAGGGCAGCAGCTCTTCGACGATATGACGGTTGCTGACACAATCGCAAACTTTGGGTTTGGTACAGAAGGTGCCATATTTGAAGATATTGTAACAGATGATGCCGTCATCGTCAACGATAATAAGTTTTCGACAACTGATACTGCATTCTCTGATGATGCAGTTCTTATTGACCCAAATCAGAATACTGTATCCGAAGATATTGGCTCTGCTGATGAGGGTGTCGCTAATCGGGCAGAGGCGAACGAGACTCTGGCAACAGATGACGCCTTTGCCATTGACCCAAACCTTACAACAAAATTAGAAAATATCACAATTGAAGAAACAGTTGGGGTCGAGCCATCTAACAAGAACGCACACGAATGGGAGGATGATGGTGAGCCTTCCACAACAGGATGGAACTTCTTCGAATGGACGGAGATTTTGGACTTCGTTCGTTCGGCAAGTGAGACAGCATTTGCAGATGACGCGGCGACCGTTCCGCCGAAGGATGCTGTTACGACAGACTCGTTCTTCTCTGCTGACAGCGTTGAAGTTCGGTTCAACGTTGAAAGTGTGAGCGACACCGCCTTCACGGATGACGCAGTTACTATTCCACCAAAGGATGCTACAACTGCTGACACTGGCGGCTCATCTGACACAGTTACGAATATCTCATCTACGCTGGTTGCGTGGGATACTCAAGACTGGGGCGACCTTCAATGGGTACAGCAACACAACTGATGGACC